TTTGCTTATGACCCACCACCGCCACCTGCAGCATAAGTTGGTAAACCCCAACCGTTGCCGCCTGTATAGCCGCTATAAATACCTTTGCCGCCTAAGCCCTGATATGAACCGCCACCACCTGACGCACCAGCCTGACCATTATTGCCCCACCCTGTACCATTTGTTTGTGAACCGCCCGCACCGCCACCAACACTTGCAAAACCATTAAAAGTTGACAACACACCAAACGTCGGCGCATTAGCACCACCCGAAGTTGCGCCCGTACCACCGCCACCAATCACAACCGCATAATTCGTTGATTTCGCTACAAGCGTTGAAGCAGTTACATGGGCGCCTGCGCCACCACCACCGCCGCCTGTTGTGTCTGTTACGGCGTGTCCACCACCGCCGCCACCCAAAAGCAAAATACTAGTCGCAATATCGCCACTAACATAAACGGTGTTTGTGCTTCCAGCACTCACATAACCAAGTTCACGCCTATTGGGCATGGTTAAACCGTAATCTGATTAACGAAACCGTGAATACAAATCACATCCGCTGTCGCAGCAAAAGCCCTGACTGTCAAAGCAGTCGCATTACCCTTGATTAGCAAACCAGGAATTACAGTAACCAAACCAGCCTCAGGCTGAACAGTTACCTCAATGTTGCCGTCTGGTGCAGTTGCTTCGCCCCACTCAATCGTCAATTTGACTGACGATGCTGAGGTGTTTACTGCATAAATCCAAACCTCATCAAGAGTCGTGGTTGTGGTCGAACCAGTATGAATCGTTGTGCCAGCAGTAGCAGTAGCAGCAACCTTGATCGCTTTGCCGTCTGTGCTACCTGAAAGAATCTGTTTAGTGAATGTTGCCATTTGTTATCTCCTATATTAACTAAAAACTTGTGAACCTAAAACCAACTGGTCACTATCACCAGTAACACCACTAGCAGGTAATTCAGCCCAAGCAGCATCCGTACCATCAGAAGTTAGCACATAACCAGAAGTACCGATAGCGATACGGGCAGGGTCCGCAGACGAATTCAATGTCAACAAATCGCCACGAGTAGTCATCGTCGAAGCAAACTCGTTCGCCTCATCAGCCTCGTCAGCTGTAAACACCGGATAGATCGTCGCACCCGAAGCATGAACCGCAGCAGTCGTATCATCCTGCGCACGAACCAAAGTCAAAGTAGAACCCGAAATCGTCGCCGAACATTTCTCCTCAGCCGAAGTACCAGGATCAATCACCACATAGAACGGCACAGCCGCAATAGAAGGCCAACCGGTAGTAGCCGTCAAAGTCACCGAAGTATCACCAACACCAAGAGCGTTCGTCGTCGTAGTAGCCGCCGCCGCACCTTTGTACTGTCGTCTAGTTACTGCTGCCATAAGTCTCCGATACTATATCATGCCACCGATCTCATAATAACGGTAGCGGTTCCTTCCCAATCCCAACGGTTATGAAGATTCGAGTCATCCAGGGCTTCCCATTGAACGTTCTCTACGATCACCGAATAAGTCTCCTGGTTTTCTTGATAGGTGATGATGCGTGGGGTGTCCACCAAATCCCGCAAAAACGCCATCTCGTTGTCAACATCTTGGAAATACTCCCTGCCACGGATATTCAGTTTGTGGTGCATAATAAGCGGCACCGAGAAAATCTGTGAACGCAACGGGGCGGCATAAGCACGACCCATCCAACGAGTCACCTCAGGGCTAACCGTGTTGTCCGTAGCAGACCTACCCAAAGTAAGTTTCACCTCAGCCTCAAACACTCGATCCTCTAAACCGTTAATCGTTTTTTCTTTACCACCCAACAAAGTGAACGCCTGAAAATCGTGGTACGAACCACCATCGGCTTTGATCGATAAAGTTATAGACCCGTTCAAAGGTCGGGAACGCAAATCCCATTTCGGCACAAACTTCGCGTCAGGTACACCCCAACGATAAATACCTGACTCCAAATATCCTGACGCAACAAGATCAGTAGCGTGAGGAGTATAAACACCTTGACCCGACACCGTGAACATCGGCTCATTGTTGTATTCGTGGATTGACAAAATAGTTCCCTGAGTTGTCGCCATCAAATCCGAAGCATAAGCAGGCTGATTAGGTGTGATAAACACAGAAGCATCCATACGACCTATACCGGTGGAAGTGGAATCAAAGTTACTCCACGCGAAATAAATATATTTACCGATACCAGCAAACGTGTTCACACCGTTCGTAATCTCGATAAGCGGGCCGACAACAAGGTTGCCGTTAGTATCAGAAGAACAGAAACGAAAACCTGTTGTGGTGCCAATAACAACGTAACCTAGATAGCCGTAGATTGTTGTAATGATTTCACCTTGCGGAAGTTCAGCCGCAACAGTAGGAGTATCTAACGCTGTACCGTCAGCTTTGATTTGTGTTTTGTAAACAAGACTGATGTTGCCTGAATAACCTGCCGCATAAATATGGTTCTGTCCAGCAGCGAACCCAACCCACACCCAGTTCGTGTTCGGATGTGTGAAAAGCGCAGAAGGGTTGTTCGCAGTTGAACCTGCCGGTGTAGTGATGTTCCAAATTTTGCGTTGATCCGTACCTTGCCCTGCGACCATTAAACGGCCTTTCACATAGGCCAAATATCCTGCTTCGATACCTGTGATGTATGCGGAAGCAGAAGTAGTACCAGCGTTCGTTTGGTCTATGTCGCCGTTCGCATACGAGAAAAACACGTTGTAGCCGTCAGATGTGATGCTGTAAATGTTTGATGCCGCTGTACCAGTAACGGTGGAAACTATCGCAAAATTGGTTGTGTATTTGACGTTCTGCCCATCAGAACCGTATAGCCGACTGTCGGCTGTAGTCGCATAGAGGTTTGTGTTAGCAGTAGAGTAAACATTCGTTGTGTCTTTCAGCAACGAAATTTCGCCTTTATCCCAAACATATATGCCTTTAGATGTGTTGAAACGGTACGCTTCAGCGTCAGCGGTATCACCATAAGTTTGACCGGCACCATAATGCCAAGATGATTGTGAGCGTCGCCACAAACCTTGCGGGTTGATCGCAGACTCACCAGGTTCAGCAGACTGGTCAACCGAATCACGGACACGCGCATCATACTGACGTTGAAACGAACCAGCTTTCAAATCAACAAGATACGGTCTGCCGTTGATAGCAACAGGGAAAACGTTAGGTACAAGAGTTGTAGCACCCGTACCCGTATAGAACGCAGGCGCAGGACTAAAAGCGGTAGTAAAATCTATTAAGTAAGCCGACATAGGCTACTTCCTGAAAACTAGTGGATACTGCTGTTTAAGTCGTGCTGCTTCCGCGATGATACGTTCACGACGCAACCTTTGAATGTTCGTCAACGAATCCCGTGTAGCACCAGCAGGCACCTCATCCGATCTACGAGTATCACCTTGCGATTCGATAAAGTTCCGTTTAATTTCACGCCCGTTCATCATCCGCAACAAGACACCCATCTCCAAAATGTCCTCACAGGATTGCGGTACGAAACACGCCGACTGCAAATCTGATGACTCGCTAGAAGCACGAGTGAACTCACGTTTCGTAACCACCCGCAAAGTACCAGCCATAACCGGTTCATCAAAAACAATAGCGAAACCCGACGCAAAATCTGCTGTCGGCAAATTACGTTGCAACCTGACCTTGCGGATCACCGGATAGTCGTCAGCCAAATAACGTAACCTGACATCCAACAAATCGATAATGCCTGCACCTGAAGTCAAATTGATTTGGCGATCAGACCCGTTATAGCTGATGTCTTGTGCAACAACCCTGAACAGGCCGTTCATTGTGGAACTCAGATCATCAATGTCGGAGTTCAAAGCATCCAACATTTGTTGCCGTGGGAACCTCGGGTTCACCGTAGCAAGAACACCAGCGGTATGTGCTGCTGCTGTAGTACCGTCGTAGCCTCGTTCAACAGTCAAAGTTTTTGTTGCCGTCGCAGACTCCCACACATACATCAACTCTGATTCAATCTCAATAACCGAACCTTCACGGAACCCACCCAGATCGTAGGACAGCACAATAGAAGTGTCTGCCGAAGTAACCGTTGTCGCTAACTTGTTTCGTTCCTCAACGGTTCCCGATAAAAGTTGGCGACTGGCTCTAGTGAGTACCGCACCAGCAGTTGACATCTGTTAGTATTTTTTGGCTTTCTTCATCGACATACCAGTTTTCTTGGCTGCCTTCTTAGCGTCGGCTTTACCCTTTTTCGTATATGGAAACTTCTTTTTTCCTACCATTGGCATGATTGTCGCTCCGTTCCAAAATCTCGAAAGACTTTATATAGTTTGCCTTAGCCAATATATCATAGACACCGTTATGCACCGTGTAGTCAATACCTGGGCGGAAAACCCAATGATCGTTGTTTATGCCCGTTTCACAAACACGGTTCACTTGGATTTTCATAAAACAAATAAACGGCTCAAAAACAGGGTCATCTAAAACGTAACCGACAGGCACAGAATCTAAAAGTTTTCGACACGACTCAACCCAACTGTATTCAGCGACCTGACCAACCCGCCCCAACGCTTCAGCCTTATACCTGTCAGAAGCCCCGCAGACACGCCTGAGAGCCTCTACAAGCGCATCAAGGTCAGGTTCATCCCAACAGCCCTCAAAGTTGGTTATCTCGTAAACATCGCACTCCTGCGACGTTACAGGCACAACCACCGACGCAAGATCAGCGTACTGTGCCTGCCCAGAAGTCGGCGTAATAATCGTAGGGATACCCATAGCCATAGCCTGCAAAGGCATCAACCCGAACCCTTCGCCACGGCTCGCCCCAATAAAACAGTCAGCCTGATTAAACCAATCAAACTGTTCCTGTTTAGTCATCCACCCCGTATGAATAATAATGTTTGAAGGCCAAGCACGTTTAGGTACAAACCGTTCCAACGGCACCTTGATATGCAACTCTGCGTCAACACCAGCCTTCTCAAACGCTTCCACCACAACATCCAAACCTTTACGCAACCACATCGAACCACCGGCATGAAACCTGAACCTACTGTTCGCGGGTCTAGATGTCGGCTTCCAATAATCAATGTTCACCCCTAACGGTACGACAGAAACATTGTCGGAATACTCTGCGAAAAGCTCACGGTTATGTTCACACGGAACAATGATCTGATCGTATGAACCCAAATTGCGATAATAATTAAACGGTAGTTTCGTTGTCTCCCACATCGTATAAAGCGCACGATGTTGCCCACGCAAAAACCCGTGTGCCCTAGACGGGTCATACATCAACACCGCAACAGAAGCCTGATCGTGTAACTGCACATCGGCAGGCAAACCCGACCTGAACCCTTCCAACATTGAACCGTAACCAAACCGTGAATCCTCGGTACCGAACCAATACTGGTAATTCATTTAGCCAATGATGTTGGTTTTGTCAGGCACAATACCTGTCGCCACCTGCCAGTTCTCCTCGGCACGTTTCTCAACAATCGCAGCACCATCAATCCGTTTAGGTTGCTGACCATCCAAACGCAACCGATGATATGCGTCAA